AATGTAATTTCTTCAAATGTCAAGTTGGGTCTAGCAACGCTGACCACTTGTTTGGTTAATTCTGTTGTGGGTTTTGAAACGCCGAAGTTTTCAAACATCACTCTAAAGCGATATTTGAGTTTGGGCATCAACAGGCCCTGTGCGCTGGCGCTTTGATCGCTAGCTAGTGGTACTGTCATGCGCTGTAATGATGAAACTGCCATTTGTAATCTCCTATATGTTTATTTACCTGAAAAGGTGACTGACAAATCAGTCACCTGTTTCATTATTATCCGCCAGATCCACCAGCGATTTCACCGGTGTTCTTGATACGCAATGGAATGTAAATAAATTCAATTGCCTTGACAGGTTCGATAGCAATATCAACCCACAGTTCGTTTCTGTCAATTCGAGCAGGAGTATTGTTGCTGCCGTCGCAAACCACCAGGTAGTCATAGATAGCTCGCTTGGCAACCAAGTCGATCATCAGGCTGTTGCAAGTATTACTGATCTCATTGCGTGTGATCTGATCATTTGGCTCAAACAAGAACAGTTTACCAATCTCTTCAAGACGTCCACGCAAGAACGCAACCAGTCGGGCCACGTTGATACGATCAAGTGCAGTAGTTGTTACAGTACTGGTCTTGTTGCCAAAGTTTGTGATACCAATACCTGGGATAAACGTAATTGGGTTGATGTTACGTTCATACAAGATATCGCGAACACTTTGACTCACGCCAATCTGTTCAAACTCACCTGTTGCAGCATTGATATAACCAATTGCGCTGGCATTGTCAATTACACCACGGCGTGTACCGGCTGGTGCAAACCATGGATAGCTGGCAGCATCACTGCGCAGAATTGTGCGAACCATCATGTGGCTTGGTGGTTGAACAACTGAGTTGCCACCAAGGTCTGTGGTACGGCAACTAGGATAGAACACGCCAGCATAATTGCTAGTAGCTGAGTTGCCATCTTCAGTGACCAAGCCAAGTCCGTTGTTGTTGGTAGCAAATGCCACCAAGCTGTTGCCATCAGGTCCAAGTCTCATTGGAGTATCACCAACCACAAACAAGGTGTTGTTGCGCTCGTTGCTGAGTGCAATCATGTTTGGTGTCAGTTCAGGATACGCAGGGGTTGCGATCAAGTTGAATTGATTTTGTTCTTCACGTGCTGCTGTGCTGGTGTCAATACCGGCCTTGAGTGCTTGCACAATCAACTGGCGTTGTGCCAGGCGGCCAGACCACATGCTGCCATTGGTTTTGTTGCCACTGGTTGTGAGCCATGTGTTGGTGTTCAACAGGTCCCAGTATGTGCCGTTGGTTGGTACAGTACCAACCGGGGCGGCCAGAACGCAAACATACACAGCATTGTCGTAGTTTACAAAATCATTGTAGATATACGCTGTAGTAGCAGAATACGCATCAATCGCAAACGCAGTAGATGTAGCATTGAAGTAGTTGTTCTGGAAGCTCTTGACATTGTAACCCGAACGGCGTGTGTTGAACAACAACATACCTTGTGGATACAAGGCAGGATCTGGAGCATCAACATCAAGATAGTTGTTGGTCAACAGGCTCACAATGCTTGGGAACGGATCTGCTATGGGATCTGTGGTACCGTTTGGTGCCCAACGAGCATCTGCAAACAAGATACCGCTTTGTGATACCTGATCAGTGGTGTCAACTTCTACCCATTGGTCAGTTCCGCTGACTGCTTGCCAACGGTACAGTTTGGGATAGTTTTCAAGATCACTGGTGTCAATCCACAAGTCACCGTAGGCCAGTGGAGATTCTGCTGTGTCTGTTTGGGTGACAGGAGCTGACGCACTTATGATTGGTCCGGCTGCATTGCACAATGTCAAGTCATAGCCACGAACATCGTTGGTCACAAGCTGATAACCTTGCCAGATTCCGTTGTCCTGAATCATGATATCAGCATCACTCACTGAGCTGTAGTACCATAGACGACCAGTTACCGGATCTTGATCCGGTGCTGTGGTGCTAGTGGTATAGGTAAACAGTGGCGTAGTTACAAAGTTACTTAAAGTAAGTCCAGTATTAGGTAAATCATTTTGTTGTCGTACTTTAGGAGTACTCAAAGAGAATCCAGCTGTAAGCAGCGGATTCCCAGTGCCCAGATATGCTTGTATTGTTCCACCTTGGCTGTGTGTTAAAACAATATTGCCAGCGGTGTTGACACTAGCTGACACATAAGGTATAGCAGCTTGAGAAACCGCAGCAATAAAGTCTGCCACGATTCCTGTACCGCCAATGGTCACAGTATAAGGACCATTAATGGTAGATTGACCAGCTTCAGTTGCAAAAATTGTAAAATTGTTACCCACTACAAATGCTGTTCCTGTAGGAGTTGTAGTTCCTGTAATTTCAGTAGCGCCAACAGCATATCTTTCAAGAAGGGTAAAAGAGAATGAGGGGCCGTAGTTACCAGTAGAGTTTGGGGTATTTAAATAATAACTTGAGTCATAGACAGCATAGGTGGTACCAACTGGAATATTTCTTCCGCCACCTGATGGGTCTAGACCATAGATGGCAGTTCTGTCACTAACATATATTGGGCAATTTTGTGATACCCAAGCTGCAAGAGTGGTGCTGTATGATTTAACACTCAAGCTCATTCCGTTGTTGGCGCTGCTGATATTTTGCCATACAGAACCTGTAGGACGACCGCCATCGGTATCAGTAGTTCTCCAACGTGGTTGCTGATAACTGTATCCTGGAAAGTAGTCGGGTGCTGCATATTGACCAGTGGTGATTCCCAGAGCTGTTAACAATGCTGTACCAAGATTTGGGCCAGCATCAACTGTGATAATACCATTGTTGCCAAGTGTTGAGCCGTCATTTGACGAAAGAGCATTAGCGTACAGGTACAACTGACTTGAAACCGCCCGGGCCGTAACACCTATAGCACCTAAACCTGCATTCTGATTAATTACTGCTGCAAGTCCTGCCACAGTGTTGGTAGCACCAACAGTAATCAAGACGTCGTTGATAAACATGTTTGCACCAACGGTCAGGGTGGCAGGAGCATTGGAACCTACCAGTGTAGGCCATGATGTTTTCCATTCATTGCTGCCAATTTGCACCCATTCATTGTTGTAGTTTTTATAGTAACCAAACACATACTGGTCAATTGCTGTGATTGCATAGTCACCAATACTACCATATGATTCTACTGGAGTATTATCAGCAATAGGATCTGTGCCGTTACCGCCTACAACTTCAGTAACATTGGTAATCACTGCAGGAATCTGATTGGTAAATGTTGCTGTGGCTTGATTCCACTCAAAAATACCCCAGGTGCTGATACTGGTGTCTACCCAGTATGTGCCGTTGGCTGCATCACCTGTGGGGCGAGTCAAGCTGGCTGTGAGAGCTGTCAAATCAACGTCAGCACGTTGAATATATGCACGATTGGTAACACCCAAAGACGAGTAAGCTGCAAGCAGACCATATTCGTTGAGTTCGTAGCCATTGATTGGAGTGCCTGTTGTGGTGTTGTAAAAGAACGGTACACCAAATGTAGCAGCCAGATCACGCTGACTAGTAATAAGATACGTTTTGTTGGCGTTGGCAGCAAGGGTACCTGCTGCCACAGTGACGCCGTCACTGGATACTTTGTTCTGTGCTGTGGCAATCACAAAGTATGGAACTGTGTTCACCGCTGATGGGATATACTGACTCTCGTCAATAACTGTTACTTCTACGCCGGGGCTAACTAGGGCCATTGTTATTCTCCTAAAATTTTTATCATCTATTTGCTTGCAGATACCTGATGTACCCATGCAATCGCATACTGATATTTATAGGTATATTGAAAAAAGTGGCATCTACAGCAACCTTTGTCAAAGGTCCAGTATAAATATCCAATGCAAAGACCCAGATGTAAAGCCTGTGACCAACGACCTTGTGCTGTCAACTACTATCGTGACGGTGTAGCCCACTATCGAACAAGATGTGAGACCTGCGCTAGGAAAGGAAAAGGGATCAAGAGTAGAAAACCACGCTGGGAAACAGCAGGTTACAAGAAAAAACCCGCATGTGACAAATGTGGGTTTAGGGCCAAGCACTCAAGTCAGCTGTTGGTGCTGCATGCTGATGGTAATCTCAACAATACTGAACTTCGTAACTTGAAAACTGTTTGTTTGAATTGCGCTGCGGATCTTAAGAGAACAGATTCTATTTGGCGTCCAGGTGATCTTGAACCAGACGTGTGACCTGCTCATACAGGTGATCTAGTGTGGAATTGTTGTCCAGCACAGCATCAAACTTTGTGCCTGCCCAGGCATATTCGCTGGCATGAATTTTACTACGTTCCAGCTTGCCTTTGCTGATGCTCCAGTTAGAGTTGCCATCGGGTCCGTGATTTACGCTGACTGCTGCATCATACCACACAGGTTCGGGGCCACGTGTGACTCGCACCACGATGCCGCCTGCTGCCTTGATTGACTTGATTTCGTTGGGAAACCTGCAGTCACTGATCACAATATCGTCTGTGGAGTTACGCAGTTTGTTTTCCAAGCTGGCAATCCAGATATCATCGTGAAACCCTTGGCGACAAACTTCTGTGCCCCAGTATTGCAGCACCCAACGTGGAGTTAGTTTGGGCATTTTCAAACGTTCTGCCCACCACGGATCCACTTGTTCGCGCCATTCGCGGGCTTGTTTGGTGCGGCCTTCCAGCAGTTCTCTGTTCCATCCAAACACATGACTCACAGCGTCTTTGAGTGTGTTGGCAAAACTTTCTCTACGGAATTGATGTATGTTCACAAGATAATCTGCAATGGTGTCTTTGCCACTTGAAATAAATCCCACAACTCCAATGATCATTTTAGTTCCTTTACGTCCAGATGTTTTAGTGTGGCTTGCAGCATGTCAATCTGACGACGACAATCCTCTAGTGCATGGTGACTGGTAGCAGGACGGGGCAGCTCGGGCCACAAACTATATATGGTGCGACTGTCACGAACCACGTAGAACTGCCACGGGATAGGCTTGTTGTAGCTCTTGTAGGCATGCTCAATTATGTTCATGTCATAGGTGGGACCATTGGCCCAGATCAATCGGCTTTGCCAGATAAACTTGGCCAATTCATCCAGTGCCTGATCCAGAGGGATACGGTCTTGTTCGTTGAATGCTTCGTCCCGTGCTGCTGCTGGTTGGGTGGCCCACCAGTCTATGGTGTCTTGTTGGATGCTACGAGCTTGTTGACTTTCCAGTTCAATTCTGGCATAGTAATGCCGTTCGTGATAGCCAGAGCCAAGAGGATCAAAACTCTGGGCTGCAATAGTCAAGATAGTTGTGTCGGGACCTGTTCCTAGTCCTTCAATGTCGATCATTAAATCTGCCATGTGCTCAGTATAACACAGAGCACAGTATGCAGCAAGAGATCAGTTAGCCAATAACCCAGGTAATTGGCTGTGAACCATCTACGTAATTTGTCAATTCCAGTATCTTGGCATCCATTTGCAGTTGTGCTTCAGATTTCATTGCTGCGCCGTTTAGGCTGCCACCGCCTTGTGGGCCTGCAATTGTTGAGAATTTTTCACGGGCTTCACCAATGATCATTTTGCAAACAGCAGTCATGTAGTCTTTGATCCATTGTTGGATTTGATAATCTTGCAGCAGGTTCACTTCGGGCTTGAGTTGATACACCCATATCAGCACATTCTCACCAGAGCCTTTGGGATCTCTAACCAGTTGTATTTTTTTGGTCACTGGGTTCCAGGTGTAGTTCATGTAGCCGCCAAACATACGTGCGGCCAGTTCCACATACTGTGTGTAAAAGTCATAGGTGGCCAGGCCGCCACTGACATTGAAGTTCATCAAGTACACATTCATACTGGCCTGCGAAAACGGATCAAAGTTTGATGCAAACGGTCCGCTGGAGTCACCAAACGTTCGACGAAATATCTGACGCACACTCACCACTTCTTGCGGCAAGGTATATATGTTCATGTCCCGAATCAGTTCCATGAAAATGTACGCTTCTTCATAGGCATAGTTGGCTCGTTGACGATACACGCCAATGGTGCGTTGATATGCTGCTTCGTAGTGAGCCGGGTCCAGCTCAAGATCAATGATCTGATCGCCCAACATCAGTTTGCAATAATCTATTAGATTTTGTTTTAGCTCGGGCAGGGTATTTTCTGACATAAGGAACTCCAATGGAGTATTTATTTGATTGTGCCTTTGCGTACAGGAGAGATTGCAAAAGTTTTCTTGATTACCGGACAGAACTTGCACTGTGCAATTGGGTTGTCTAGATTTGCTAGGAATTCTTCATGATATTCACTAAAATTGTCCACTGACAAAGGCCGGTAAGAATTCAGCAGTAGTCGATCCTGATCACTTATGTCCAGGGGATGTTGTTGATCAAACTCAGGTAGCAGAGCGGCGGGACCGCACTTGTACAATTTCCCTCGTATAAAATGATAGGATTTAAACTTTACAAACGTACAGCTATCATGTGCCAACACCGGATCGTTATCAAACAAGGTGTAACGTCCTGATGCGGATGTTTGTACCGTTGATGTATCAAATTTGTTTTGATAGTATACATTTATAAACACACCATTGTGATCAGAGTACTGATAATCTGCACCCCATAATTCAGGTCGATGCATATTTTGTAGAACTGTACCGCTCAGGAACTCATGAATGTTTTGTTGCAGCATCTCTAGATCATCTAGATTGTGCAGGCTTATGGCAATACTGTTCCTTATGCCATTTCTGGGGCGGGCATGGGCAATGGCATCATATAGGCCTTTAACTTGATTCAGGCGGGTGCCATTGGTCAAAATTTGCACAGCAATTCCAAACGCATCATTGAGTCCATGGATCCAGGGCACAATGTCCGGATTCAACAAGGGCTCGCCACCTAGTATTGTGATTGCTTTTAGATCAATCAGCTTGGCCCATTGTTGGTACTCAGCAGCATGATCACTCCAGCGTTGCCAACCTTTGAAATCAAAATTGTTAAATCGATTGCATTGTTCACAAGTTAGATTGCAAACGTTAGTTATGTAGACCTCTATTTTGTTAAACACAGGTCTGTGAGGATTATTCATCCCATATTTACCAGGCCTTTAGTACCACCAGGTTCTCAGTTCCACGTCCGTTAAACTGTGTTTCTGTGGTGGTTAGATCTTTGTAGATCTTTCTAGCTGCCGGTTTGCCTGCTGCCTGCATGGCCCGCACAATGTCAGCTGGTTTGCGCACAGTTTTCTGCATGCTTTCTGCGGTGCTAAAGCCAATGATGCTGTTGCTCTTGATAGTAAATGTGCCTACATGCGAGTCTGCTACCACATGAATCAGTTTGCGCTTCTTGCTGTCATACAGCCAGGCTTCACTCTTGTCCACCAGGTTTGCAGGAGCAAGCCCTTTGATTTTGAGGTCCACAATTTCTGCCTGGAACTTGAACTTGGCTGCACGTTTTTCTGGGCTGATGGCCTTGGCCTTGCGTGGCTTGCGATCAACCTTCTTGATCTGCACGTATGCACCGCAGTCATTGATCACTGCTTCGCAGAACTTCACAATGCCGCGCATTTGAATCTTGGTAAAGTTGCTGTAGCCTTCTGCAAGTTGAGCATCTTTGCCGCCGATCACAGTTTCAAATTCTACCAGTTTGCGTTTCCAGTCCACAGCAATTTCGTTCACCATTTGCGGTGCTACGTTTTTGCCACGGATAATGGTAATAGGCTTGATGTCTGCACTCATCTTGGCACCAGACACCACAAAGTCATCAAACAAGCCTTCTAGCTCACCGGCACATTCGCTAAGTTTTTCTCGCAATCGATCCTGGATTGTTTGTCTAGCAGGTGCTGTGTCTGTTTTTTCTGCTTCTACTTGTTGAGTGGTAGCCAGTGTTTCTGCCAACATGTTATCCAAGCGGATCTGTTCTGATTCAGTTAGATCCAGGCCCACCAGACTCATTCTACACAACCAAGCTGTGGTTAGTCTTAGCGCAGAATCAGGAACACCGCGAAGCAGTCG